TGCGTATTCAAAAGGGTCTCGTGTGCAGTGTATGATTTTCCCGTACATCTTATTACAAAGTTTATAAAATTGGACGTAATTTTCCCTTTTTACTTTTTGTCTTTCAACTACGTGGTACTGGGCAATCCTACTCACAAGATTTGCTTGATTACTTTCTAATAAGCTAGAAATCTCTCCTATACTTTGTGAATACTCAAAGTCGAAGTTCTTAAACAGCATATTGGTTTTATCTAGTTCTAGCCCGTTCAATAGCTCATGCGTATTACAATAATCTAACCCCGCACTGTTTAGATATACTGTTAAGGCTCGTTGTAGATAGGTACTACCTACACCATCGGGAGTAAGGATTAGGAAGTTCAAGACTTATAAAATCTCTAAATATCACTATCATGAACATAAAGTTGCATTAAAGCGTAGTGGAGAACCTTCATCAAATCTTTACGAGCATCTTCATGAGTACCCTTTTTACCGTATCTTTGAGCGTACTTAAGAACATTCCCAATACAAAACCCCGTACCGTGTCCTCCATCCATGATAAACTCAGTAGCTTGAAATTTGTCTTTTGAGTAATGTTCCTCATAAGTAGAATCAATATATTGCTTAAATTCTTTAAGTAAAACATCTTCATTATATTTATAATCTATTTTTGCTGGTTGAAATAATGATTTATCATAATTAACATCGATAGTAAATGCTTTGTAACCGTCAGAACTCTGTTGAGGTGCAACTTTTACATCAAGATGATCGTATATTTTTTGCTCTTCTGGACAAGATCTCACGATGCGATTTTTCTCAGTAGACCCAATATTTCTCTGATATATAGTTTTTCCGTTATCTGGTGACTCATAAATATACTTACTATCATGAGCTAAATCTTCTAATTGATTTTCTTCTCTCATACGACGTTTCATGTATTCTTCATGTCTTTCGCTCATTCTATCCTCTTTTTGATTGCTTCTAAAAGTTGACTTAAGTTTTCTTTTTTGTTGAGATTAGTTCCTTCAACTTGAATACCTAGAATATCTTCTAATTCTCGTAACATGACTTTTACTGTTTGAGATTTATCTTCTTCTGAGATTTCTGGTTTTTCATAAATTTTTAACTGAACCAATTTACTTATAACACTTCTATAACCTTTTGAGAAATGTTCCGCTAATTTATGAACGTCTTTTTCGTCTTTTTCAGTATACATATGTATCAGTTCAACTTCTTGCTCATCGCTCCAAGCTTTAATACTCATAATCATTCTCCAATTCTAATTCTAGTTGTGTATTCCAAATGAATCTTTTAGCTACTAAATCACTTGCGTCTTCTAGCAAAGGTATTAGTGAACTGACTTCATCAGCAGGTATTGAAAAACCTGATTTAGTAGGAAACCACTGACCAGTATCTCCATCCATAGTATATTCTCTTATGTGGAGATATAATTTTTCTCTAAATTCGTTTACTGTAACTTTTACTGCGTTACCATTAGGTTTGTGAAAAGCTGTACCAAAATCTTTATTCATAGCATTATTGTTATTTCTTCGTTAATAAAATTTTTTGTCCAGCTTGATATTGGGTATGCTTTAAATATCTGAACGAAACAGTATCTGATATCTGTTTTAGATTTGTTAATCATACCATGAGCCACTTTATCTGGATCAAATATAATACTTTCTCCCTTTTTAAGAGAATATTCTTCTATTTCGTTGTCTATAGAGAACCTGTAAATAAAGTCTTCACTATCCGATAATGCAGTTAACATTCTTAACCTGTAGTGATCTGAATCAGTTGCTTTAATATTATTATCATCCGTATGCATAGGGATTGTCTGACCAGGTAGTTGTCGATGTATTCTTACTCTAGTGGTCTCTATCTGAAAAAAGTCTGCTAGTTTTTTGACTGCCGCAATCTTGTTGTATAAAGCAGTATATTTAAAATCTTTAGGCATTTCTAGAGGATCAGACCTATAAAAATCAAATACTTTTCCCGACTCACTTTTGACAGCGATAGCACTTACATGACCTGCTAAATCATAGTCTGAATGCTCTTCAAACTTTAAAGTATTTAACCAACTGTTATCAAAGTCTAGTTTAGTCTTTGGACGAATAATCATTACTGCTTAAGATTCCAAACTTTTTCTTACCTTTTTTTACTTCTTTTGTCGGAGCTACGTGGGCTGCTTTCCACTCATTAATAAGCTTTTCGATACCTTTATCTCCGTAACCATTTACTTTAGCAAACGACTTGAGGTCTTCTTCACTTTTAAATAATTTAAGTCTTTCTATATCCATTTAAGTACTCCTTTAATGTGCCACCCTCTACTGGTTTATCTAAATAGTCTTTGCCGAATATGTAAAGACTATCATTTTTATTAGCTATTTGTTCTAACCATTTATTATAACAATCTGTGACCCCTTGTAAACCTCTTAGGTATTGAGCATTAACTGTATGAAATGCATTACTCCACCATATCACTGAATTGTCATCAGGGGTAATTTGGGATGTTACATACTCAGGATTTTCACAAATATCAACGTGAATAAAATCGTGCTTTAGTTTTTTATACCTATCCCAGTGTTCTTTGATAGCTTTTTCATTTCCCCACCAACTAATTTCTCGTTCCCATAGTCCTTGTCGAGTATTAGTCTCTGTTTCTGCTCCTTTAGTCTCATTAATACTATATTTTTGTTCTGCCCAACTCAAAAATCCAGGGTAGTCTTCTCCGTCCCAGTGGGTTAAAAGGAGTTTCTTAAATGCGAGAGCTTGCTTGCTATAGTCAAAAAATACTACTTCTGAGTCGTCTTCAAAACCATAAGTATTAAGTATCATATTAGGTTTAAAACTTGCGGCAACTGAGTATAGTTTTTTAATAGGTCTTTCCATACTAACATATTTAAGATCTTTGTAATTTTCTGTATTCCAAAAGAATACGCAAGTAGGGGCGTATTCTACAATATTAATAATCCAAGAAAGTTGTTGAGATAGTTCTTCAGCACTAGAGGTAGGATAGAGATACTGTTTATGGTCTCTTATTTTGGGATGAAAATTATACACTATCAAACCATTTTCAAGACTAGTATTTATAAAATTCCATCCATCTACAAGAGGAGTACAAATAGTAGACTCCTGAGTAGGTGCTAGAGATAAGGGAGTATAATCGTCATGAATATCCTTAGCATGTCTTTTAGCTTTTGCTACTGTTTCATCTTTTGTCGAGTTTTTATCCCCAAAAACAGGTCTATCAAATTTCTTATAGTAATCTAAATTAACTAAAATACATTGTTTATGTAGTCCGTAATATCCTTCTTTACCGTCTGGATTATTTAAGTTCTTTGAATTTTTATCCATTATATGACCAGTTACAAAAAAGTTTTGTCTGTCTATCCACTTCTCAATATGACGAAAAAAGAAAGCATCTTTGATGATATGTCCTACAGATTGGACTATACAATAATCAACACCGTGATCACAAGCTTTATCTAAAACTTCATTAACTGATTTACCTACAACTATAGGTCCAAAATATTTAAATCTAGTAAAAAACTCAGTTATTTCCTTAAACTTTTGCCCTCGTGACATATGAAAACTAAACTTAGAGTCATCATATATGCCTACAACGTAATTTTTATTAATTCCCATTTTTCGCATAACTGCGTTTTACCAAATCCTCATATTCTTTAGTTTTAACACCATGAACTATAATATGGTATCTATCTTCATCACTTTTATTATATACAGCGTGTGTATTTCCTACATCCAATAACACTGCCTTACCATCCGTCAAAGGTACAAAGCCTTTATGCCCTTTCATTTTAAACATACAGTCTTTTGGCGTATTGAGAGCAATGTTAACAGGAGATAATACATTTTGGTCAGTATCTTCATGTGGAGTTATAAATCCCCCAGGCTCTAATAACATAAAACGTAATCGATGATATCTTTTGTATGGAAACTTATTCTTAAAAAAATCTACAGTGACCGGACAACGCTCTGCTATGTGTGTCCAACAGTAAGGGACTTCATCGTTATTTTTAAAACCGTATTGATCATAATGATTAGTTTTATACGCGTCTATACCATGAATACAAAGACTTCTCCATCCTTGATGCCTGTACCCACCTCCGTAGTCTTGATCTCTGTGGGCTACAAACTCTTCTCTAAGAGACACTGCTTCTGTGTGCATTTCTTTATAAGGAACGTCAATATCTAAGACCAACCAAGGAAGTTTACTTTCTTTAGTGATCCAATTATAATCTGTCATGGGTACATATCCAAAAGCTCTTCATCATAAGCAAAACTAGTCCCACATCCACAAGATGCTTTAGCTCCTGGGTTTTCTACTGATAATTGTTTATTCATACCGCTTGTAACTAAATCTATGGTGCTTCCATACAAAAACTTTATACTTTCAGGATCAACAACAGAGGGGGGATCATCACAAAACTTAATATCATCATCTTCAAGTTCTTCTGCTACATCGAACAGGTAGTTAAAACCACTACAACCACCACCAGACACCCCAAACCTAAACATCTGCCCAGGCTCTAGATTAGAGAGTATATAAATTTTAGCTTTTGCAGTGAGTTTAGGAAGCTGCCCTTCGTATTCTGACTCTATTATAGGTGCGTGACCGTGAAAATCAGATAATACTTTTTCTTCGAGAGTAGGCTCTTGCATTTTGTGTTTATTTAACACTTGTTGTGCAAGACGAGATATTTCATCCTTATCTGCTTGAGCTTCTAAATCAGCAAAAAACTGATCAATTTCTGAATCTGTTAACTTTGTTTCTGGAATAGACATTTTCAATCGCCTTTATATAGTGGTTTATAACATTTTCCCACGTATTTTCTAATTTAACATTATTTACAGCATCTAACATAACGTTTTTATCATGATGATGATACACATATTGTAGAATTTTTTCTAGGTGCTGTCCAGAAGGTTCATTGGCAAACGAGTGACTGCTCATCATAGTCATAGCATCACCTGATTTAGCAGCAAAAATATTATCCGCCATGATATCTATAGGTTTTTGTTCTACATTAATTCTAAACCCTATATCAGAGGGAAGGAAGTCTTCGGTTGGGCCATCTGCCGATACGATAGGAATACAACCACATGCAAAAGCTTCTTGAATATGCATACCAAAACCTTCTGCTCTATATGGATGTACGACAGCTTTACTTAATTTAAATAGTTGTGCCATTTCTTTATCTGATAAAGCATCATCAATATAAATAATTTCAGCGCAGCCTGTTTTATACTGCATTTTAATGATTTCGCTGATAGCATTATTTTTACCGTAAATTGCAGGATTATCTTTGATGATGAGAGTAGTTTTATCATATTTTTTAAAAACTTTACTCCAAGAGTTAAGCATAATATCTAGGCCCTTCCTCCACTGAGTATTTCCTACATATACAAAATTAAATCTATCTTTTTTGATAAGTGGATGATCATCTGCTTCTTCTTTATTGAAGATAGTGTCATCAAAACCGTTAGGTACTACAAAGATATTATCAGGATCTAAACCACCTTGTTTAAATACTGATGCAATATAATTACTTGGCACTATTAATGCATCAGCAAAGGTTTCAAACTTATATTGCCACTCAAAAGGAGCTTTTCCATACTCCCAGGGTTGAATATAAATAACTTTTGTCATTTCATGTACTGGCCAAGCCCATACTGGGGGATAGCAGTGTCTAATTTGTATTTCTGGAGGCTCAGACTGCTCTTTTGCCTCAAGATTCTTTATAATTTTTGCCTGACTCTTTAAGAGTTTGTGTGCTGGGTCAAATGAATCTAGTGGTGTGATGTAAACATCTATATTATCTGACATACTTAGACCAATGGCTAATTTTCTATTGATAATTGATAGCGAATGATTATCATAGAATTTTCCTACTATCTCTATTCTCATTGATAGGCTCCTGTAACGTGTGCTTTAACATAATTTTCTACTTCATTAGTAGGAATGGCTCTCAACTTAGGCCACTGAGCCTCTCCTAGCCCCGATGTTTT